TGTTATCGCCAATGTACCATCAACATATCCCTTTAAAGATGTGTCTCTAGTGACTTCAACATATAATGCATGTAAATTTCCATCATTTAAAGAAGCTCCCGCAGCACCAGTAATAGCTAAATATTCTACTCCATTTAAATTAACATAATTTTTTCCGTCTCCAGATTGAAACCAAGCTATTCCAGTTCCATTGTTATGAGACTCTAGTAAGTATTGCTTTCCGTCAAGACTTGAGTCAAATTTAGCCCAAGCGAACATTGTAAAATCTTTAGTTCCCACAGTTAAATCAGTTCCAGTTAATAAAATATGATTGTTCGCGCCATCGGTTTGACTAGCCCTTATTCCAGTATCAAGTCCGCTTGTAAGCATGTGTTGATAAAGTTTATTTTGATTACCTGTTTCGTGTACTGCGAAAAACTTGTCCTCTAAATTAGCATCTTCTCCAGATCTTTGGCATAAAACCAAATATTGATCGTGATTAAATCGGCTATCCGTAACCGAAGATTCAGAGTTGTTGAATTCATTTAAAATTGGAGTACCAAAAGAATAATCTTCAACGCTATCGGATGCATAATTTAATACCGATATCGGCAAATCACTCGTTGCCGCATTATTAAACGCTAATTCTTCTGCGGCTATGTAAGCATATTTGCCCGTGCCACTTGCTAATTGATTATTATCCTGAAAAGCTGCAAAATAAAATCCAGTATTAGACACTCCAGTTATACAAGTTTCGGAGGTATCTCTATCTTTAGCAGTATCCGCCTCCTGCAATTGAATAACAACGGTAGGGATCGTTCCAAACGTTCGGTTAAACTCAACAGCCTGGTATCCCGTGCCCACTGTAACCCCAGACCTACTTACAAAATCAATCTCTATTTTTTTACCGTCGACAGTAAAACTTCCAGTTTGAGAAGCCATATACGTATAATGAGTTTCATTGGGGTTTTCATCAAGCGATTTTACAAAAAATTTCGTCCCATCATTTTTAGTATATTGTCTACCCAGTGGTCTATAGATGTCGTTAAAAGACCCACTTACTTTTTGTTGGATAAATACAGCTGGAGGTTCGTTAAATTCGCCTTCAAAAAATATATCTTCCCGACTGTTGTCGCCTATTGATATTTGAAAACTGTTGACTTCGAAATTGAGCCCTGAAGGTACCCTGTATCTTTCATCACCAGTGTACCCAAACATTTCATTGACTTCTGCATTTAATATTGAAAATGAACTATCGTTCGTCAAAGTTTTAAAATTTCCCGATTTTTCATTTCCTTGAAAATCTAATATGTTTATTTCTTGTTGCAATACATTTCGCTGTACAGAAAACCCAGAATTTCCAAATATATCTTCAAATTCTAAATCCACAATTGTATTTATAGAGGGATCGTTTTGGATAAAAGAATTTTGAGCAACTCCAGTTTCAGCGGCATTGTCGAATGTAGAATTAAAATTTGTTTTAATAGAAATGTTTGAGTATTCAGTAAAAGCCTCCTGATCGCTGAATGCAAAAGTATTTATATCGGTAGTAAATTCAACAGTTTTCGATGATAATGATCTAGCGACTGCAGGTGTCGTGTTTTCTGAAAACACGGTTAAAAAGTATCTTCCTATCTGATCTATTTTAGAATCTCCACTTAATGTAATTGACGTAGAGGAAGTATTGCTTTTAAAATGCTCGCTAACAATAGTTGTTGAATCAGGCTCTTCTAAAATAACTATATATTTTTCTGGTACTTTCTCAACGATTGTTGGGTCATTTACTGTAAAATTTATATTTTTAGATCTACCTACGCCATCAGAAAATGCTCCCACCACAACGCTATCTGGTTCACTAGGTCTAATAACTGAAGTTAATAGAAGATTTGGCTGAAATGCGCCGCCATCTAAATCAAAAGATGTATTTTCTTCTACAAATTTAAACTTACCCGTATGATGTATTGTCGCTGATACATTAAATCCTAGATTTTTATCTTCTGATATATTCAAGACTCTATAATACTTTGGGTCTCTTCCGCTTGAATCAATATTATAAATCGATCCATGCTTTATATTTGCATCTTTTTCTGAGAACCACTGACGGGCCACGCTCTCGCTTCCATTTACAAGAGTATCTAGTCCGTTTACAAATACAGCGACACCGCTATCTATAATCTCATAACTAGAACCCAAACCGCCAGGTTTTATTTTTAAAGACATTACTTGAGGATTATGTATTTCTTTATACAACTCATTATTCGAAGTAGGGTTGCGATAAAAATCTTCAATTCCAGACTTGCCCACTGGATTATATATATGTATATTTCCACCAGTTACATATTCAGTTAAATCACTACCTATTGCTGGCTCAACTATTATAGCCGATGGCCCCTTTCCATTTGCTGCAGTTCCAGCAACAGCAGCACTGTATGCTTCGTCTGGATCGTAATAATCAGTTACTCCACTAGCCCCTAAAACTGTTCCGTAGTTTCGAGTGAAATTTCTCATTTCATCCTCAACCCTTATGATATCCCCTGGCTGCACTAAAAGAGCCTCCAATCCAGCATTGAAGGATATTGTTTCCGTAGTGTGTAGCGATTCAAACAAAATATATTTTGCCAATCTATGAGCTTGAGCTTTTGAGGTGACTCCGATTCCTTCTACTTGTTTAAAATTTAAACCTACGTGCTTTATAGATTCAGGATCTTCTACATATTCTGTCTGTGACGTAAAATTATTTCTTTTATCCAAAAAAGAAACTTCCACGGCAGATAGCTTTGTCGATCTATCTACATCCGCATACGAAAACATTCCATCTTTAACATTTAAATTATTAAAAATCAAATGAGGGGGAAATTTATGTTCTTTTGGCGCTGTTGAAGTCGTATGTAGGTTATTAAAGTCTTCAAAAAAATACGGTCTGTCTACCCTAACAGACACGCAAGAATTATTAAAATATGTCATCGCCCTAAATGATCTAGCTAGGTTTTGTATAGCGTCAAAAGCATCAGTTTGATCTTTCATCAATATGTTGCAACTAAATCTAGGCTCAAGACCTCCAAATCCATCATCTAATCCAATAAATCTGCCAGCACCTCCCATATTATTAGTAGTCTTGCTCCCATCATTCATTGTAACAGCGTCACAATACATACCTATTTCATACAGAGTCCATTTATCTATGATATCTACATCTTGCAGATAAGATCCTAAACCATACCTTTTGTTTGTTAAAAGATCATAATATATCCAAGCTGGATTATCCGACCATTCATATTTAAAAGTTCCATCCCAGTTGCCATTATAGATTAAATTCCCCCTTGTCGTCGTTGTGTCAGACGCTCCATTCCAAAATCTAAGATCAGTCCCGTCAGCTTGTATCGGACTATAATTACTAGGTATCTTTATTTTTTTGCCTTTGACTCTGAATGTCCTAGATGGAATTTGTGGATGATACTGAGAATCTATTTGACTAGCTACATAACAACTTCCAGGATAGTAAAAGGTATCTAGATATTTTTCTGTTACTGTTGCAACGCCCCCATTTCTGTTAACTAGATTAGAAACTGTTTCGTGTTCTACCTTGCCTATTTCTATAAAATTATATAAATCGGTGTCAGATAATTGAGGCAAAGTAATATCTTCTAAAGTTACTGTGTATGGCGCTGTAATAATTCCCCTGACCGATAGCTTTCCATTTCCATTTCCAACTGTTTTGCCCTTTCCTGGCCTAACTGTAAAAACCGCCGCCTCCTCTGTTATGGTGCCATCTTTATCTGACTTTCCGACCTTAGCCGTAAAGGTTATTGTTAATGGCATGGGCGTTCCCATTTTACTTTTGCCCGCTTCATTTTCACTTTTGGTAGAATATGATCTTGTGTCACTTAGCCCGTCTATTTGTAAGCCTATATCTACCTTATCTATATCTTTATCATAATTTGTATATGTAAATGGTTTAGCGGCGCTTTCTATTGGATGATATTTTTGCCAAGTAACGAAGTCTCTCGCTGAAGTGCCTTCAGTTCTTACATCCCTACTTCCTTTACCTGTTCTTGCGCCATTTAGAGAAACATTAACTGTATACGTCTCAGTCTTCGTTTCATATCCCCTGTACCATTTCCATGTCCTCACCGTCCTCGTCCGCGTTTCATATTGAGCAGACATATTATACGGCCCTTTAATTGGAGAAGATAACTTCTTTAACCTAGTTGGGTGTTTTGTTATAACGGAAGCTGTCTGTAAAATTTTTCCGCTTTTAAATTCAATGTCGTACTTGGAATGAGTCGAATTTCCCGCGGAGTCTCTTAGTGCCGTTTCATTAAAGTAAATTCCTTGGTCAATGGGTAATGTAGTACCTCCAATAACATTTTGTTCTTTATTGAAGGTTTTCTGAACCCTTGAACCGCCAGTTAAAATTTTTCCTTCTTGGCTAACTAGACCTGCGACCTCACCTTCACATATCAAATCTACCGCCTCGTATATCTGATAACCCTGCTTGGCAGCAGTCGCGTCTGGCGGCATCAAGTAAGAAGGCGAAGCTCCCTTACTCCTACCAGCTATAACTATCTTTTTCTTAAATATGCTTTTGTAAAAACCCATTATCCTAAATCTTCACTAGTGACATTGGTTGAAATGATATTAGATCCGACACGAAGTTCTCCATACAATAATGGTATGGGAAAACCCTGAACAGCATTATTTTCTAAATTGGTAAAAATGTAGCTAGACATATCAATCTTGCTTTCTGCCGTCTGAGGCTTTGGAGTCTCAATAGGAAATAATAAAGACATAATGCCTTGAATCAGCATTCCAACCGCCAAATTAGCCAAAAACCCACCACTAGCTAAAGCCGTGCCTAGCGCACTTAAAGCCCCAGCTACGAATCCACCTATACCCGTGACAACCGCCGCTATCGCAGTAAAAACAAACGCGCCAGTTATGGTTGGGACAATATGTATTTCTTTAGGAGCGTTCGCTGAAGATAATTCATCAATCGTCTCCCATTTTTTATCTGGGTTTTGGGGGTCTATAAAAGCATAACTCAAGCCTTCCTTGAATTTAGAAAGCAAAAAATTCCTAACTCCTGGATTATTAGCCTCTAAAGCGCTAGTAATCTCCAAAAGCTTCTTTACTTTAAATTTATGAGTCGTCCCATAAATTTCTCCAAATTCTCCGTGTATAATTACATTAGTCATCCAAAAATTCCTTTAACATTATTACACCTTTTTCCGATCTTTGGAAATTAGGCATATCAAATAAATTAAACCTCTCTGTAGATAAAGAGTATATTAAAAATGGATAGAGGCAGTTTTTTGAATTCTCTATGTCATATTCGGACGGATCTTCCCTACCATTTACGTGAGTGTGAAATATAGCCAACAAATCTCCTTTTAATTTTACCTGCAAAAAATCCGCTGGGTTAATTAAAAATATATCATCATCACTCGAATGATTTTTGGCGGGCTTGAAAATCAACCCTCCATCTTTATAACAAATAAAGCCGCAAACTTCTTTTTTTAAGTCCGTATTAGCGTATTCAATTAAATCTTTTTTAAAACTATCCTTTAGGTGGGTATGCATGAGTTCCTGGAAATCCTCCAAATCTTAGTCCATTTTTTCCAAATCTTAGTTTGCAGGCAGACAATTTTTTTGAACATTCATCTCTTTGCCAATTTTTAGATATTGGCGGGAAATTTTCATTTCCAGATATAGTGCCCTCTCCGACACACACATAAAAAGTACGCAATGGCTTTATCGAAGCATTGTTTATTGAGCTTTCTGAATCGTCGTCAGAAACGTCATGATTGGCTATTTCTGTGTATACATGCTGTCCTTTAGTATAACTCGTTGAACCGCTCCATCTGCCTTTAAATTGTGCAGAAGAGGTCGATACTACAGTTCCGCTAGAGTCTCTAAA